GTCGAAAAAAACGAAAAGCGAGAGATATTAGTATTTTTTCGCCATGACCAGACGAAAACAAGACAAAGACAACTACATTTACGCATACTATCAGAGAATCAGCAACGGAAGCGTGACGGTGGGCCGCTGGGTGCGTCTGATCTATGAGTATCTCATCAAGGGCCTTGAAAACAAGGCTTTTTTCTTTGACCAGAACGAGGCAAACAATGCTGTCGAATGGATAGAAACGCATTGCTTCCACACAGAGGGACCGCTTGCTCCCGGTGCCTTCAAACTGGAGCTGTGGCAAAAGGCTTTTGTGTCTGCTGTTTTCGGAATTGTCGATGACAAGGGAAACCCGCAATTCCGTGAGGTCGTCCTGATCGTTGCCAGGAAGAACGGCAAGTCATTGCTTGCTTCGGCGGTTGCTAAATACATCTGGCAAGTGCGCGGAGGATACGGTGCAAGGGTGTTCTGTCTGGCTCCGAAGCTGGAACAGGCCGATATCATCTACAATAGCATTTGGCAGATGACGCAGCTGGATCCAGAGTGGCAGCAGTTGAAAGAGATCCTTTCTGAAAAGGACGAACACAACAAAAAAGTACATGACGATTCGATGCTGGCACGGCATCGGCAGTCGGACCTGTGCATCCCTGGAAGCAACAGCACTGTCAAAAAGATTGCTTTCAGCGCAAAGAAGTCGGATGGTTTCAACCCTTCCCTGACAATCTGCGATGAGGTGGCAAGCTGGCAAGGTGATCAGGGCTTGAAGCAGTATGAGGTCATGAAGTCAGCGATGGGAGCACGGCCTGACGGTCTGATGCTGTCATGCTCGACTTCCGGCTATATCAATGACGGCATCTTTGACGAAATCATCCGCCGGAGCACCCGCTTCCTCCTGGGCGACAGTAAGGAGCGGCGGCTTTTGCCTTTCCTCTACATGATCGATGACATCGAAAAGTGGAACGATATCAACGAGCTGAGGAAGAGCAATCCGAATCTTGGCGTGTCGGTCACAGTCGATTATCTGCTTGAAGAGATCGCCGTAGCGGAAGGATCCTTATCGAAAAAGGCTGAGTTCATTGTTAAATATTGCAATCTGAAACAAAACAGCAGTTTGGCATGGCTCCCGGCGGCTCTGGTAGAACGCGCCAGCGGCGAACCGCTCAATTTAGAAGACTTTAGAAACAGCTACTGTGTCGCCGGGATCGACCTGTCACAGACAAGAGACCTGACGGCCTGCACGGCTGTGATCGAGAAGGACGGGCAGCTCTATGTCTTTGCCAAATTCTTCCTGCCGACCGAAAAAATCGATGAGGCAACAGCAAGGGATGGGGTGCCTTATAACATCTACATCCAGCGGGGCCTGTTGAAGGCCTCCGGGGACAACTTCGTTGACTATCACGATTGCTTTGAGTGGTACCGGCAGCTGGTCGAGGAGTACCAAATCTATCCGCTGAAGGTAGGCTATGACCGGTATAGTGCGCAGTACCTTGTGCAGGACATGGCAGCATACGGCTTCCAGATGGATGATGTTTACCAGGGCGAAAATCTTTACGGAGTCATCCAGGAGACGCAAGGCCTGCTGGAAGACGGGCGGCTGCATATCGGAGACAATGACCTACTGAAGATGCATCTGCTGAATTCGGCAATCAAAATGAGCAACGAGCGAGGACGTGGCAAGCTGGTCAAGCTGTCCCCGGCTCTTCACATAGATGGAACCGCCGCACTTCTCGATGCGATGACTGTGCGGCAGAAATATTATGGCGAGATTGGTGAACAACTTATGAATGAGGGCTAAACAATGGGACTGTTTGATTTTTTCTTCAAAAACAGGCCAAAGCCGATTGGTGAATATGGCGGCACCTTTAGGATGCTTGACGGATACACGCCGCATTTTACCTCATACGGCGGCGGTATCTACGAATCCGAACTGATACGCTCGGCAATCAATGCCAGGGCGGTCAACATCAGCAAGCTGCGGGTGGAGTTCTCCGGCACGGCTAGGCCCGTGCTCCAGAACCGGCTGAAGCACGCACCCAACACGGTGCAGACCTGGTCACAATTCATGTACAGGCTGTCGACCATCCTGGATGTGCATAACACGGCCTTCATCGTGCCGGTGTTCGATGAGTACGGCGAAGTAACTGGAATCTTTGCCCCGCTGCCGATGAAGTGCGAAGTGGCAGAGTACAACAAAGTGCCGTATCTCCGCTATGAGTTTGCATGGGGCGATAAGGCTGCCATTGAGCTATCGAAGTGCGGCATCATGACCAAATTCCAGTACAAGCATGACCTCTTCGGCGAGAGCAATGCGGCACTCCTTCCGACCATGGACCTCATCCACATCCAGAATCAGGGCATTGAGGAAGGTGTGAAGTCAGCTGCCACCTATCGCTTCATGGCACGGGTCTCCAACTTCACGAAGGCCGAAGACCTGGCGAAGGAACGGAAGCGGTTTACTGAGGAAAACTTCTCCAAGGATGCCGAGGGCGGTGGCCTGCTGCTCTTCCCGAACACCTATAGCGATATCCGCCAGATTGAGGCCAAGCCATGGGTGGTCGATGCTGATCAGATGGCTGCCATTGACAAGGGAGTATATGAATACTTCGGAGTCAATGAGGACATCCTGACCAATAAGGCATTTGGAGATGCGTGGTCCGCTTTCTATGAGGGAGCAATCGAGCCGTTTGCTATTCAATTCTCGGAGGTTGTGACAAAAATGCTTTTCTCCTTCCGTGAGCAGAGCAACGGCAACAAGGTCATGGCAACAGCCAACCGGCTCCAGTACCTGAGCAACCAGGACAAGCTGAACGTATCCAGCCAGATGCTTGATCGAGGCATCATGAGCATTAATGACGTGCGTGAGATTTGGAACCTTCCGCCGGTTGAGGGCGGCGATGCCAGGATAATCAGAGGTGAGTATTACAACGCTACCGAGAAGGTGGCAGAAGAGGGCGATAACAATGACGAAGGAAATCAGAGCGTTTAACTTTGAGGTCCGTGCGGAAGAAAGCGAAGAGCATGGACACTTTTTGACTGGTCAGCCCATCGTGGTCAACGAAAGCACAGATATGGGCTGGTATGACGAGATAATTGATGACGGAGCATTGACGGACACCGATTTAAAGGATGTCCGTTTTTTAGTTAACCACAACACCGATATGATCCCGCTGGCGAGGTCCCGGAACAACAACACCAACAGCACGATGCAGCTGGAGGTTGTCCCCGGTGCTGGGCTTAGCATCCGGGTCGATTTGGATGTGGATAACAATGCTGACTCTCGCAGCCTTTGGTCTGCCGTGGGCAGAGGTGACATTACCGGGATGTCCTTCATGTTCACCGTGGACAAAGATGCGTGGGAGAACATCGACAGCAAGCACCCCACAAGACACATCAGGAGCATCTCCAAGGTGTATGAGGTGTCAGCTGTCACGTTCCCGGCTTACGCACAGACATCGATACAGCAGCGTGGCCTTTCCGAGGCGCTGGATAGCGCAAAGGAATCGCTGGAGAGCGCAAGGGCAGCAGCTGAAGCGGTCGAACGGCGTAAGAAAAAGATCAGATTACTGATGGAGGTTTGATTGATGGAGCTGAAAGAAATGACCATCGAGCAGCTGGAGGAGCGCAAGGCGGCTATTGTCGCAGCAATCGATTCTCCCGAAGCTGACCTTGATGCGCTTGAGGCAGAAGCCAGGGCAATCAAGGAAGAACTTGAAAGCCGCAAGGCTGAAGAAGCAAAGAAAGCCGAGATTCGCGCAGAAGTCGCGAACGGAGCTGGCAAAGTAATTGAAACTTTTGAACCTGAAGAAAGGGAAATCGAAATGTTTGGAATCGAAACGAAAGAGTACAGAGACGCATTCATGGCTAACCTTGTAGGCCGTGCAACCGTAGAGCAGAGAGCAATCCTTGCTGATAACAGCGCTTATGGCGATGGCCTTGCACTTCCGGTCAGCCTGGACAAGGAGATCTGGGATCAGGTTACTACTGCTCATCCGATTCTTGCTGATGTTGATGTTATGCGCACCGGCATGGCGATCAAGGTCACCAAGATGACTCCGGCTGCCATCACCAAGAAGATGGACTCCGCCGTATCCTCTGAGCAGTCCTTCACTTCCGCAGAAGTCACTCTGGTAGGTGCTGACTATCACACCTATGTCTGCATTTCCTACGCAGAATCAAAGATGTCCCAGGGCGCTATGGAGCGCTTCCTTGTCCGTGAGGTTGCTGACGCTATTGGCGAAGCTCTGGCAAAGGATGTATTTGCGCGGATCCTGTCCGATGCTGGCAATGCTCAGAAGGTTACTGCCACCACCGATATGTTTGCCGATGTTAAGGCTGCAATGGCTCTGGCTGTCCAGGCACGCAATCCGATCATCTACGCACCGTCTACTGCTTACTATGAGATCGTTGGCGCTATCGCTCAGGGATCTCCGTTCAACATCGGCGCTACTCTTGGCTGCCAGGTTAAGCTGGACAATGCAGCTACCAAGGTTACCATTCTTGATCCGGCTCTGTTCGTTCTGAACGTCATTCAGGACACTACTGTTGAGTCCGAGCGTGATGCAAAGAATGCTCAGTTCGTGATCGGCGGCTACATGAGAGCTGAAGGCTGCCTGCGCAAGACTGCCGCAGCTGCTTACATCAACTGATGAAGGTAAGAGCGCGGATCGACATCCTGACTGATAAGAGATATAAGGCCGGAACTGAATTCAATACGAACGAGGAAACCGGCCTTGTTCTTCTTAAAATGGGATGGGCGGAAAAGGTCGAAGAGGCTAAACCAGCCAAAAAGAAGAAATAAGGGGGGTGCTGACATGGCACTACTTGATGATGTAAAAGTGGCGTGCCGTGTCACGTCCGCCGCTTTCGATACTGAGCTGACTGATCTTATGACATCGGCTTTCTCTGATCTTGGGATCTCGGACATCAAAGCCTCGATGCTTGAGGTGTCCGACTCCCCGGATCCGCTGATCAAACAGGCTGTGATCACTTACTGCAAGATGAACTTCGGCTTTCAGAGCGACAGCTTTTATAACCGTCTGAAGGCATCTTACGATGAGCAGAAAGCGCAGCTGCTGATGTCATCCGGGTACACAGATTGGGGTGATACTGATGCGTGAGGGCGGCATTGTCAGATTGTGCGCTCTGGAGAATGTTGCGGATCCTGGCTTCATGCCAGTTGAGAAACTGGTTGAGAAGGGAACGGCATACTACTCACTTAGCACGGCAGGCATTACCCGGATCTATGCGGCGATGGGTGCCAACAGGCAGTTTGACCTGGTCATCCGGTGCCACAACATGACCGCTCTGCCGGACGGCGTGAAGTACGCCATCCCGGAGGACGGCAAGCAGTACCGGATAGATCCGGCACAACCGATCTATGACGAAGATGCGATTGATCTAACACTGATCAGATTGGAGGATTTCTATGATGTCCTTACAGAATAAGCTGAGACAGATGGGAGAAGCTTTCGCACTGGTCACACAGAACTGCTACCACTATTGGCGGCCGGTAAAGGATCTGCCCTGCCTGATGTGGGCTGAGAGCGGAGAGGAAAACTCTTTCAACTCTGACAACCACAAGACAGAACAGAACATTGTTGGCACTGTCGATCTGTACACAAGAACAGAATTTGACCCGCTTGTGGATGCTGTCCAGGCTACACTGGAAGACCTTGGTGTGACCTGGGCGCTTGAATCTGTCCAGTACGAGGAAGATACCAATCTGATCCATTACGAATGGCGCTGGGGGGTGTCTTTCGGTGGCTAAGTTTTACGTTGGCAGAGGCATTGACCAGTACATTGAACAGCTGACCAACCTTGAATTTACCGCACACGATGCCATAGGTCGGGCGATATACATGGGTGCCGATGTGGTGGCGGATGCCATCCGGGCCAACATCCAGAAACTGCCCGCCACCGTGGTGACCAATGTCCAGCGTCAGGGCTTGCTTGGCAGCCTGGGCATTGCGTCCATGCGGCAGGATGGCGGTGAGTTTAATGTCAAGATCGGCTTTGACGGTTACAACGCTCATGTGACGAAAAAGTACCCGAAAGGTCATCCCAACAGCATGATTGCCAGAGCAATCGAAAGCGGCACATCCTTTTCGCCGAAGCATCCCTTTGTCGACCCTGCGGTGCGTGCCACCAAGGACAAGGCGGAGAAGGCAATGGCGGAAGAGTTAAACAAAGAGTTACAGAAGAGAATGGGCTGACAGGCCCGACTTTTACGGAGGTAAATGAACAATGGCGGCTAATGGCAGAGTCATTACGGGCTTTTCTAAGCCTTATTTTGCAATTTATTCCAATAGCGGCAGCACGGTAACCTACAGCACTCCGACCATCATGGCAAGGGGTGTGTCTGTGGCACTTGCGCCGGAGTCCTCTGAGGACAACAACTTTTACGCTGACAATGTGGCGGCTGAATCCCTCAACGGTGTCTTCACCGGCGGCACCGCAACGCTTACCTGTGACCAGCCGCTTCCTGCGGCGATCAAGGCAATGCGTGGCCTTCCGACAGCTGCGGAAGACGGCTGGACGGCTGACGGAGAGAGCGCTACCGCTCCTTATCTGGGCATCGGCTACATCGTCCGCTATATGTCCGGCGGCGAAACCATTTATGTGCCGACCGTGATTGCTAAGTGCAAGCTGAATCTTCCCGAAGAGAATGCAAACACTCAGGAAGATGAGATTGACTGGCAGACGGTTGACCTGGTCTTCCAGCTGATGCGTGACGATACTGCCAACAAGAACTGGCGCTTTATCGGTGCTGACTTCACCACCGAGGCAGAGGCCGAGGCAGCTCTTCGCACGAAGCTGGGCGCTACACCCTGATAACTGGAGGAGGAAGAAATGGAACTGAATGGAAGGACAGTTAACTTTAGGCGCAGCGTCTGGACCACCAGCGCCATCATGCAGATGTGTCCGGGCGGGGATCTTTCCCGCTTCGGCGAATTGTTTGAAAGCGGCGACCAGATCATTAACATGAGCGCCTTTATTACGATCATGTCGGAGGGCTATGAGCAGTTTGCAGAGTTTGAGGCACGGCGGAAGGGCGAGACCTACACCAAGCAGCCGATAACGATGGAGGAGCTTATGGCCCTCTCTGATTTGGAGACTTTCAACAAGCTCGCCGAGGCTGCCATGGCGGTCTGGATTGAAGACGGCAAGACTACCGTTGAAAGTGAGCCGCCGAAATCAAAAAAAAAGGTAAAGGCGGCGAAAGGCTGATATTTAACAAGTCTTGGTACATCTTTTTTGGTCACCGTCTCAACATGAGCCGTGAGGAAACACTGATCACGACTTATGGCGAGATGTGTGACCTTATCGCTTGCATGGAGATTTATGCCGGAAGAGCGAACCAGAAAAAGAGGCCAATGACCTATGACGAAGCAATAAATCTGAGGTGATGCAATGGCTGTAAACATTGGACCCCGCATAGGTATCGAAGGCGAGTCCGAATATAGGAAATCCATCCAAAACATCATACAACAGCAAAAGACCCTCAAGTCTGAGATGGAGAAAACCGCATCGGCTTGGGATAAGAGCACATCTGCCGAGAAGAAGGCTAAAGAGGCAAAAGAAGTTCTGAACAAACAAATCGAAGTTCAGAAGAAGCGAGTCGAAGAGCTGACCAAGATGCTCGAGGAGTCAGCTAAGAAGTACGGCGAGAACGACACCCGAACGCTTAGCTGGAAGGAAGCAGTCAACAAGGCAACGGCTGAGCTGAATGGGCTTAAGGCCGAGCTTGGTGAAGTGCCGTCAAAATTGGACATTGTCGGCAAGTCTCTAGAGGATTGCGGGCAGAAGATCTCCAATGTCGGCAACAACATTAGCGGCCTCGGCAAGGACCTGACAGCAAAGGTCACGCTTCCGCTTGTGGCAATTGGCACAGCTGGCGCTAAGTCCTTCGCGGATGTCGACAAGACCATGCAGTTGACCAATGCCACCATGGGCAACACCGAAGCGCAGGCACGGCTCTTGAGCGATGCCATGAAGGACGCAGCTGCCAATAGCGTGTATGGCATGAGCGATGCAGCAACGGCAACACTTAACTTCGCCCGTGCCGGTCTGGATGCCGAACAGGCAGCGGCAGCACTTGCTCCGGCGATGAATCTGGCAGCCGGTGAGGGCGGTAACCTGGATACCGTTTCTGCCGGTCTTGTTGCAACTATCAACGGCTTTGCCGGGTCGTTTGACGATGCCAGCCATTATGCTGATGTCTTTGCCAATGCCTGCAACAACTCCGCTCTTGATGTCGATGGCCTGTCGAGCGCCATGAGCGTGGCAGCACCTATCTTCTCAGCGGCTGGTTATGCCGTGGAAGATGCCGCCCTTTACATGGGCATCATGGCTAATAATGGTATTGATGCTGACAAGGCTGCTAACTCGTTAAAGACAGGCCTTGCCCGCTTGGTGGCTCCCGCAAAAGAAGGCTCTGACATGATGGAGCTGTTGGGCATCTCCGTCACCAATGCGGACGGCTCGATGAAAGACAGCATCACCATCCAGCAGGAGCTGCATGACTCGTTTAGTAAGCTGTCCGAATCCGAGCAGATCGCGGCGGCATCTGCCATCTTTGGCAAGAACCAGATGGCTCCATGGCTTGCCCTGATCAATACGGCTCCGACCGATGTTAATAATTTGTCTACGGCGCTTGAAACTCAGGGGACCACCACGGACATGGCAACCGCTATGATGAGCGGCTTCGGCGGCTCTATCGAAAAGCTGAAGTCATCCATCGATGTGGCATCAACCTCAATCGGCGAGGCACTTGCTCCGGCAATCCTTAAGGTGTCCGATAACATTCAGCTCCTGATGGACAAATTCAACGCGCTCGACCCGTCAACGCAGCAGACCATCACCACTATCGGCCTTGTTGTGGCGGCTGTCGGTCCGCTCTTATTGATAATCGGCAAGGTCATAACCACAGTCGGCACGATTGTAACGGCTGTCGGCAAGTTGCTGCCTCTGGTAAAGGCTGCCGGTGCCGCAATCGCAGGAGTTAGTGCACCGGTTGCAATAGCCATTGCCGCAGGTGCGTCATTGGTTGCCATCGGTGTGGCTCTCTATAAAAACTGGGATACGGTCAAGGCAAAAGCAAAAGAGTTTGCCGCCAACGTGTCTGAGAAGTGGACGGGTCTGACAAACGAGATAAAGAAAAATGTTGAGCTGTCCATACAAGACCTTAAGAACGCCAAGGACAAAATCGTCCAGGGCTGGGAGAACCTCAAGGCCAAGGTTGTCCAGCTGATGGAGACCATCAAGACCAATGTCACGAACGCCTGGAACAACCTCAAGACAAGCATCAGCACGGCGGTCAACAACATCAAGACTTCGGTCAGCACGGCCTGGGAGAACATCAAGACGAAAATCACCACGCTGATGGACAGCATCAAGACGAAGGTGCTCAATGTCTGGGATAACTTGAAGACTTCCATTGGCACGAAGATTGACAACATCAAGTCGACCGTCACCACGAAGTTTGAAAGCATTCGGGACAAAATCAAGGAGACCATCGAAAAGGCACGGGATATCGTGAAAGACGCTATTGAGAAAATCAAGGGATTCTTCAAGTTCGATTGGGAATTCCCGAAGCTCAAGCTTCCGCATATCTCCTATACCCTTGTGGATGTGCCTGTCCTCGGCAAGATACCCGACCCGACATCTTTGCATGTCGAATGGTATAAGAAGGCCATGCAGAACGGCATGATCCTCAACAGCCCGACCATCTTCGGAGCGTCCAATGGTCACCTTCTGGGTGCCGGTGAAGCTGGGCCTGAGGTGGTAGTCGGTGCGTCCAGTCTTTACAGAATGATCCAGGGCGCTGTTGGCAATACCTACAACAATGGCGGCAATAATGTCTATGTGTACGGAGCGCCTGGTCAGGATGTTCGTGAGCTGGCAAAAGAGATTGCTGACATTCTGGACGGCAATATTTATCAAGAACAGGCGGTGTTTGCATAAATGGAGAATTTCTTTATCTTCGCAGGAAAATCAAGCGCCGACTTTGGCGTGTGGATCTCCGGCGGCGGTACCTTCAACGCTCCTTCGAGGGATGCGGATGTTGAGACCGTGCCGGGGAGAAACGGCACACTTATCTTTGACAACGGCAGATATAACAATATCGCTGTGGTGTATCCGGCATTCATCTCCCGGCAATTTGCTCAGCGCATTGATGCCTTTCGGGCATTCATGGCATCGCAGACCGGCTATCAGCGTCTTGAGGACAGCTACCACCCGGAAGAGTTCCGCCTGGCATCCTTCCGCAATGGCATCGAGGTCAGCACGGCGGTCCGCAACCTGGGCGGCACCTTTGACATCGAATTCGATTGCAAACCGCAGCGCTTTCTCAAGTCGGGGGAGAAGCTGACGGCCTACGCATCCGGGGCGAAGATCATCAATCCAACCCAGTTCGATGCGCTGCCGATCATCCGGGCTTCCGGCAATGGATCCATCACGCTCAACGGCAAGACGATCACGATCAGCGGCAACAGCGGCCTGATCTACATCGATTGCGATCTCCAAGATGCGTATAACGGAAGCATCAACAAAAACGGATACATCACCCCGACTTTTCCGAAGCTTTCGCCCGGATCCAACACGCTGACCTACAGCGGAGTGACTAATGTGGCTGTCATGCCCAGGTGGTGGACGCTATGACACCGAGATTGTTTGACGCAAATGCAACATCTTTCAGCACAAATGGTCTCGGATCCTTGAGCGAGGCGATCAGCTGCG